CTCTAGCGGACTCAGAGATCGCCGTGGCAAAGACCACATTGGCAATATTGGTGTCGGAACCTTGGGCGCTTTCCGATACCGAAGACAGGAATACCGCGTTCGCCAAGATCGCATCCGAACCTTGTGCAGATTCCGATACGGCAGAGTTAAACGAGTAGACCGCCGTGACAGTGTCAGATGCTTGGGCTGACTCAGAGATTGAAGACGCAAAGGCTATGTTAGAGGCAACGACATCAGATGCTCTGGCTGATTCAGATACAGACGAAACAAAAACTACGCTGGCAGCATTGGTATCAGACGCCCTTGCCGATTCCGATACGGATGACAAGAATGTGGCAACAGCGGAGACGGTGTCAGATGCACGAGCAGATTCAGATACTGCAGAACCAAAGGTTAATTTAGCGGCAACCGTATCCGTTGCAGTAGCCGACTCAGAAACGGCTGAAACAAAAACGGGGTTGGACTTTACGGCATCAGAGGCGACAGCAGTCTCATCGGAGGTTCGGTAATAAACCGACATCCCCCAACCTGCTTCACCCCATGTACCTGAACTCCAACCGCCCTCAGACACGGATTAAGCCGCAACGAGTTGCGATTCCTCAAACCATCGCTGTTGCACAGAACCTGCCTCGTCTGTCCATTCAACTAGGCAAAATATCGTGCCATCTTCGTCCATGCGAAGCGCAAGAACCGGACCCTGCGGAACAACCGCCTTCAACTTAACCACATCACCTTTCTTGAAAGCCATGTTCAATTACTCCTATCAAAGCGCATCAAGGCTGAAGGTATAGGTGACGTTGAGCGTGTCACCGCTCTGCACCACGCGATCACCGGGGGCTGCAAAGTCAGCAGCCGAGAACAACGTGCCAGACGTACCACTCTTGGTCGAATCCGTAGTAAGGAACGCACCGCCGACGTTAGCCGAAGCGTTGATCGTAAATGCCGCAGGTGAAGCGGAGTTTGCAATCAGCGACGGATCAGCCGTGGTTGCAGCACCGAACGTCACAGCAGGGCGAGTCGCGTTACTGTACGCGGTAACTTCCGTCCAACCCGCATGAGACGACATCGTGTCCGTAGCAGCCGGGTTGTTCGTTGAAGCCGCGCCATAAAGGCCGAGATACCACGCAGCCGTGTAGGAACTGCCCTTGAAGTAACGGGTGTTCATGTCGGCAAGACCGACGTTAACAACAAGATTGTGGGTCTCTGAAACCCACTTCAAGTTGCCATCCTTGTCACGGCATTCAACTTTGAAGATGCCGCCGCCGCGAAGACCTTCCTTCGCGCCATTAGACTTCTCGACATTGGCCGCAGCCTTGTCGGAAGAATTTGCTTTGTTAGTCAACATATTAGACTCCTAATTAAAACGCAAAAGTGCTGATGTTACAGTGTTGGCAGGCATCTGCACCGTGAATGAATTTGTAGCAACTTTATCGTTGCCAAAACTCAAAACTGCAATAGATTTATTAGATTTACTGGCGTTGTAAATCAATCCACCCGCTGAAGTAAAACTTGCCGGGTTCCACACCGCGTTGTTGAAATTGACGTAAGCCACACTGCCGGACTTGTTGATGGTGACCCCAGTGAGGATGACTCCCCCTGCGGTATAGCCTCCTCCAACCACTTCGCCTGAAGTTGTGTAGATCAGCGTGTCTTCACTCAAGTCTGCTGTGGAATAGTACAAAGCCAGTTTGAGCGTATCGGTCAAAAGGTCGTGTTCCCCTTTGAGGATTTGCTCTTTGAAACTGGTCGTTAGGGTCTGGTAGATCATGTGACCGGAATCCTATTAAGACCAGACCGGAAGGCATCGCGACGATCCTTGCCTTCGCCAAGGAGTTTCAGGAGACCCAACGATTCCTGATACTTCTGTTCGTAGTACTGGATCAAGTCCTGTTCGCCCTTCATGTAGAGGTATGCCTCTCTCAGGGTTCCGTACAGGAGAACGGTTTCGAAGTTGTCACCCAGCCACGAAGTACTCGCCGTCACAATGGACTCTGGGTAGTAGTAGTAATGCAGTTCGACTTGATAATTCGTATCAGGCGTTGGACCTAAGATCAGAGTATCTTTATCGAAGATGGCATAGTACTTCGGTGCGCCAACATCATCTGGGTCTGGGTAGCATTCGCGGATGAAGTTCACATCCTTGTCGATGAGGAACGTCTGAGCGTTAGTGACCGGAGTGATGACCGCTAGAGAAAACGTGGCTAACCAGTCTGCAGGGAGAGACAGATACTTATTGTTAGGAGTCAGCGTTCCGATCTGATTCTTTCGAATCGCAGGGATGAAGACGGCGTTATAGATACGCTCTTCAGCCAACTGAACGAACACAGGGATGTTCGCTACAAACGAAGTTTCTTCGTTCTGCGTGTACTGTTTAACCAGATCAACGAGTTGAGTGTAGTTCATGTCACCACCACCGTGACGGTTCCGACCGTGCTAGTGGAGATTAAGAAATTGGGGGTCAGTCCAGTGTCGTACCCTTCTGCGCCACCAATAGGGTTCCAGCCGTACTGGAACATCCGGCTACCGCCTGCGCCTTGGTTACCCGGTGCGAAGAAGGTGTTGTCCGGTCGCGCATTGCGTAGGGCTTGCGGGTCATCCATGGGTACCCGTCCTAACTGCAACTGGGGATGATCCACATCCAAGCACTCAAAGCAGACCCGGATGCCAATCGGCAATAGGTTCTCGTACTGCTCTATCATGTCGTTTAAATCACACCGCTGACCACAGCGATCACAGAATCCAAACGCATGTTTGCCTGAGGAAAACGGCTTACCCATTAGACATTCCTGCCAATGTAGCCGTTCATGGGGACAAAGCGCACAGACGCCTTTTCACGGTCTTCACCTGCCGCCAAGTCCCACTGAAGTTCGTATTCCTGCTTGAGCATGACCACCCGGTCAGCCGCCTCAGGTTTCTTCATGGCGACGTAGTAGGCAAGTCCTGCCACAAGACATGGGAGGAATCGCGCAGGGATGTCGATGGTATTGGCACCACCGTTACCCACATCCTGAATGCGGCGCATTTTCCAGTAGACAAGCGTGTAGGTCTGGGTGTTGTCCGGAACAGGCCAGAGGTACACCACCGGGGCGGCTCTCTGACGGTCCACATAAATCTGTAGCGGCATACCCTGAGTGAGTTTGTTGCTCAACTGAGCGTAGTCCGATACAGAGATACGGGAGAGGGTGTAGTCGGTTTGACCGGAGATGCTGCCTGCGTCTGTTCGCAATTGATGCTCAATGAGATCAATGGTGTCGGCAGGCATGGTGTAGGTGTAGGTTCCGGGAGTCAGTACTTGGGAACCCTGTTCCACCGTCCAAAGGTTGATACCCCGGTTCTGCCATTCCAGTGCCATGAAGTTCATGGAACGTCTGGCAGTCTGGAGGTCATAGCCGGTACGCAACTCCAAACCTGCCCGTTCGAAAGCCTCTTCAACGAGTTCCCGAAACTCAGGGTTAAAAGTTGCAACACCGCTTGTAGTCATTAGACCATCCGACCTTTGGTTTTACCGCGAATAGCGCAGCCGTCACGACCGCTGCTCTTGGTCATGCCACCCTTGGCGTAAGTCATGCCTCCGCCCATCATCTCTTCCTTGTCTTCCATCATGTCTTCCATGTCATCGTCATCGCGCATGTCCTTGCCTTTGCGCTTCTTGCCGATGCCAATGGCAATCACCATCATTGGTCCTTTGCCTTTCATGCTCGTGTCCTCCCGCGAATGGCACAGCCATCACGACCAGTCATTCCGCCTTTCTTCATGCCAGATACGCTCTGACCCTGAGCGCGCTTATATGCCTCTTGCATCTTGCGCGACATCTCTTCGTCTTTGATACGTTGCAGTTCCTCGCGCTGCTTTTGTGCAGCACGGGTCTGTTCCGGTGAACGGCGTGGATTCTTCATGATTAGCCTCTTGTCATACCGCGAATGGCACAACCATCGATGGAGCCACCCGAAGCCTTTTTGACCTTACGCGCCTCAGAGAGGGCAATGGCAATCGCCTGCTTGGGGTTCTTGACCACCGGACCTTTCTTGCCCGAATGCAGTTCACCTTTCTTGAACTCGCGCATCACCGTACCGACCTTCTTCAACTGGCCCGGTTTGGTAATCTGCTGGTTCATGTTTGCACGAGACATCGCCATGTTACTTACCTCTCTGTCTAAACGGCTTCACTTTTTGCGCGATGCCTTTGGGCTGCGCGACAAACTGCTTGCCTTGGGCTTTCCCTTTTCGCTTGGCGGCTGTAGTTCGGGCGTATTCAGCAGGGCTAAGACTTTTGATCGCAGCCTCTGGTAAATATCTTTCGCCAGTTTCACTAGACGGTTTACCACTTTTGGTTCTCCACTTCTGAGCAGTCCAAGCCTTGAGGGATTGCTGCGGGGATTTCATTAACGATAGCCCCGGCCCTTCTTGGTATATCCACCATTCCGCATACCACCAGCAAGCGGAAGCGGAGCAGCCTTACGAGCAGCCCTAGCCTCCATTGCAGACTTTCTAGCCTGTTCATTAGCAGCAACTTTGGCTTTGTTAACAACGGCTCTGGCTTTGATTGCGTCGATTCTTTGTCCCAATTGACTTTTCGGCTTTCCTGCATCTGGAACCTGCATATTGGGTTTAGGTTTCGGGGCGGTAGGATTAGCCGCTCTAGCCGCAATAGCAGCCCTAGAACGATCAATCAAACTGCCACCAACATTCATTTTGGTAACACCGCCAGTTTTCATTCTATTTTGATCAGCCAAAGTACGACCTTTCATAGAAACCTCTTAGTTAATTGGTCCACCAACAATCCACGCATCGCAGGTTCTTGCCCCTGCACACTTGAAATGAAACAGTTCGCAGTAACCCAAGTTACTGGCTTTGATGACATCCATGGAGTAGTCCATGTGAGGCTCATCACCGGCTTCCATTCCCTTGGAGATGCAGTCCAACATCTGCTTGGTTTGGATGAACGCAGCACAATTCCCACAACGGGACTTCTTGGCCTCTTCGACATCCACTGCCCACATCTTTGACTTCGCCTTCCAGAACTTGTCTGAAGGCTCGTTGGGATTCAGGGGACCATATCCGTATTCTTCGATGGCATGGTTGCGGTTCTTGAGATTGACATGGACATCCATCGTCGCAACCGGGCAAGACTTACCCTTGCCGTTCTTGTAGGACTGCTTGATGGCTTGTCCAATCGCATCCTTTTTGACGCGCATTGCCATTAGTTCTTGTAGCCGCCTCCGGCTTCCTTGTACTTCTTGGCGAGTAACTGCGCTTTACGGGCCGACCACTGACCTGCCTTGGTGCCTTGTGTCGCAGACCCTTTGATCTGATTAAACAGGCGCTTACGCATTTCAGGCTTGGTGTAGTTCCCAGCGGCGTTGACTTTGCTCTTTGCCTTAGCCACGACGATCACCTGCTAAGACGTTGGTCGCGATCCGGTCGATCTTGTGTTCCAGTCGGTCAAGACGATCCATTAGGGCTTGATTATCCGCACGAACTTCAGCGCGGGTGACATGATCTCTCGCCACCTCTTCGCGGGTCTTGTTGAGAAGAATGCCAAGACGCTGTAGTTCAGCAAACTTGTCCTTCACAACCCACCCCAAGATGGCGACGATGAACGTCAGCACCATGTTCCAAATCATCATTTCCATGGTCTAACAGTTCCATGCTCTGAGTGATTTGTTAATGCGGCTGTTCGGATCGTTAGCCGTTTTCGCGCTGGTGAGTTTCTTTTTCATGCCTTTCATACGGGCGCAAAAAGAATCTCTTCTGGAACCGCCCTCAGGTTGAGGCCGCTTCAGACCCGGCTTGCCGGGATTAGCGCGGTTGTAAGAAGCCCTGCCTTTGGCGTTCAAGCCGCCAGCAGGGTTTTTACCTTCTTTCCTTTGCCATGCTGGGGTTTTAGCCATGCTTCACCCGCAGATAACAGTAACTTTTGTGACGTTTTCCAACGACATGACGGCGATATCTCCACGACCTGAGTTGCTCTTGGTCGTGAGAATACCTTCAGGCGGTACCATGGCATCGTTAGCCGTGTCGTCACCGGGCGTGTACACCTTAAAAATGATGGTGTTATTTGGTACTGCAGTGAATGTGATTGAACCTTCACTGCTAGTAGAAATATACAGAAGCCCTTTGATGCGGGTACGCGGGAAGGCAAGGTTCCCGCCATAGCCGATTTTAACGCCGCCCGTAGAGGCTGCGCTGACGCTAATGCTATTGATCCGTGTATAGTAATTAGTTGAATAAACTACTGTTGCACTGGGACCGGTCACTGTTTCAGTTACGATCCCATCATACCCATTAGCACCAACAATCACGCCAGTAATAGTAAAGGTCTTGTTGGCATCCGCCCCGTCTGAGGTAATGGCAACTTTGTAACCCGTACCATACTGACCAAGATCGTTGGCAAGAAGAGCAATATTTCCAGAAGCCGCGATAGTTGCGGAAGCACGGAAATAATCGTCATCACTGGTCGGATTAACCGCCCAGACATCGTATTGCGACATAAAGAATCCTCCGTTTTAGAGGGCTAACCCCTCGGTTGAATTAAACGGTGACGCTTCTGTACAAGGCGATGTAGGCAGTCGTCGCTCCAACCAGAACCGGAACGTAACCAAGTTGAGCGGAAACCGCGCCAGAAGCCGCATTCGCAGCATTGATAGTTACGTTAGAAATCTTGCCAGAGGTGGCGATCAGGTTCGTGATGGTGGCCGAAGAAGCCACTAAAACCGTAGCCGAAACGCTGCCGATGAACCCGTTGTCCGACTGAACCGGACCAGAAAAAGTAGTCTTAGCCATGTTTAAACCTCGTATGCGAGTTGCCCACCAGTCTGCATACCGTCAGCCGGGGTCTGTCTGGCAGGCTAAATTGTCCCGGTAAACCGATTAAACACTACAAGTACACAAAAAGAAAGGGGGACTTTCGTCCCCCTTGCTTTGCCTTTTGGGCGATCAGGTCGAACCCGGCGAGCCGTAGATTCCAAGCGGGTCAGAGACGCCGAAGGAATAACGCTCACGAGCCTTGTACCGCACGTTCCCGGTGTCGAAATCCCCGTCCATGGAGGTCGCAAGCGGCGTTCGCACGAAGTGCTTCATGCCGTTCGGGACATCCGTGATGAGGAAGAAGGCGTTCGTGTCAGTCAGGTAATGATTGACAGCGTAGCCTTCCGGGATCGCGCCCATGTTACGGATCGCGTTGATGTCGTTATCCGCAGTCGCCGTGCGGAGAGTGGTCTCCATGAGGCGCTCAGCAACGAACATCAACTGCGACGGCACAACGAGGCGGCGCGGACGGGCGGCGATCAGAAGACCGCGCTCGTCTACGAAGTTCGCAATCGAAATGATTGCGTCTTCCAGCGACGTTTCGTTGAGGTCCGCACCCACAGCCGGACGGTTGGCGTTCGTGCCACCGTTGACCAGCGGGTGAGCCGTGCTGAACAGCGTGACACCGTCTCCCGACTGGAAGGTGGTGAAGCCGTTGTTCAGAAGGGCAGCAGCCTTGACCTGCTTCGTGTTTGCCATACCACGGGCGAGAGCCTTGGTGTAACGAGCAGAGAGTTGGTCATAGAGATTGTCCTCCATGGCCTCCTCAGTGATCGAAAAGCCCATGGCAATCGTCT